CTCACCTTGAATACATCCATACTGAACTTGTGGTTGTCTATGTAGATGGGTTCGCACCCTTCGGGGCCTTCAAAGCCTCCACCACTTCCTTCATAAAGGCAGGGTTTGAACAGATTTGAGGCCTCTGCTTGCGAACGGCAGATAACAAGGTAGGAAAGTCGAGCCCAAAGTTCTTACACATGTAGTAGAGCAGCAGAAACGCCGATCGATTGATCCCCGCCTGGCAATGGACAAACACAATGGCGTTGGGGGCACGGAGAAAGGACCGCAGAGCTGCTTCGAACTGGGGATACCAGTCCAGAATCTTGACCTGGGGAGAGTCGTAGGCGTCCAGCTGGGCGTAGCGGCTCGGATAGCGCTGGCGGAACCAGCCAGGCGAATCCTCGGAGAAGGCGCAATTGATGACGTGTGTCACCCGATGCGTATTCACGAAAAATGGGGTTAGCGATGCCCCCGCACCCAAGCAAATGTTGGGATACACCCACGCGGGAGTGTCGCTCATTCCTTATGAATGGTTGCGTGTCTTAAATCCCCAAACTACCGAGAAACACGGAGAGCAGATGGGCAATCACCACCGCCGCCGCGCCCAGAACGCCCGCACCCTGCCACGACACCACGCCGCCACTGGTGTACATGGACGGCAGATACTGCAGAAGCATGTTGCGCGGCGTCGACAGGGAGATGATCGCAGCCGCGACAAAGAAGCAGAAATACAGCTTCAGGTTACGGAACATGAATCCCATGGCCGGCAGGGTCGGCTTGAAGGACGGGATCATCGAACCCTGCGTCGTCTGCTCGGTCGACGGCATCGGGATCAGAGGCGGCGCCGACTGGTTGCCCTGCGGAGACGGAAGCAATGCATCCAAGGAGGTGGAATCGCTGTCCATTGTTTATATTCAAGGCATCTTTTCGCATGTCGCATCTTCCACGCGGTAGCGATAGCACTTTCCATCCACGCGATTCGTCTTGGTTCGGATCTCCTCCAGTGGCAACGCCAAGGTGTGTTGGGTCGTGAAGTCGCGGTGGAAGAGCAGCGCCGCCAACCCCAGACCAATGATGAACGAAAAGAAGGGTCGGGCACGTTCGATTGTGCTCGCAATGTTCAGCACCATTACTTCTTAAGCGACGCCAAAAGATTGAACGAGTCTGTCTCGGAGGTGCATGGAACTTCCGTGGCTTCCACATGCACGCACCCCGTGTCGGTATGGTAGATCAGCTGGCCGTCGGCAGGGTCGGGAACCTTGGACACGGTGCGCTTGGGGGGAATCACGATCGTGGACAACAACAATCCAAAGGTCACGCCCGCGAGAAACCAGATGCCGTCGATCATTGTGTTTTAGACCCGAAATAACTGCTCATCCCAGAGAGGTTGATGGAGCTCATTCCCGATCCGGGTGCCTGTGCGTTCTCCACCATCCCAGTCTTGGGCAGTTGGCTCTCGACAAAGTACCAGAATGTGAATTGAATGGCGAAGGACCACACGGGGGCCAAGGCTGCGAGGGCCGCCATGATGTACCGGGTCACTCCGACCTGTCCGATCATCCCTGCCGCCACTGCAAAGATCATTCCGTATTTTCCATACTTGGCCTCGGTTGCATTTCCTGGGCTGAGGCCGGACTTCAGAATGTGGTCCCACAACTGATACGCCCACACGATCATCAAGACCCAAAACACAGCAACCGTCAGCCAAAATTGGAGAGTGCCTGCAGCCATGGCCGCTTTCCAACTGAGTTCACTGGGTTTCTTCATCAAGAGCCCCCACGCCGACAACTTGCCCATGATGATAATCTGTTCCATTCCGAACTCTCGCGAATGGGTTCCGTCGGGGTCGATCCACTTGACCTTCGCACTGGGTGGCCTCAATTGGATGGATTTTGGATCCGTTGGCTCTGTAAGCACTCCATCATCTCGCAGATCATTAACCAGTTTCTTGACGGGATACTCCACGTACCCCGCATAGCGATTGGCGTTGAGGTACTTGACGATGTCGTATGTCTTGTCGCCGTATGTGAACTTGCCACTCAAAATCCGAAGACCGGGGTCTGGAGGGCTCAGAAAGGTGTACGACGGCGCAGTAGGAATCGGGGGAGCCTCAAAGCGCGGCGCTGGCGGGGGGTCCTCTGCTTCTGCCCTTCGCACTTGGTAAGGATTCACCTTCACGGGCGGCGGAGGGTTACTCATATTGTTAAGAAGCAAACACAAGATTGGCAAGACCGCTCACGACGCGCAAGTAATTGTAGGATTCCACATAGGCGCCGACCGTGTACGTGTACTGAAACACCACGGTGGCGTTTCCAGTTGCATTGGTGTTCTGAACGACCGACAAGATCTGGTCAGGCGTATACAATCCAATCTGTCCGGCGGGAATAACGACAGGATTCGTGCTCAGTGCCGTGGACTTGAGAATGCACACCGTGGTTGTCGTGGGGGCCGACGGCTGGTTGGGAGCGGGAAGAGGCTGCAAAAGAGTCAGACGCAGGACTGCCTTGTTGATCGTGCTTCCGTTAGCCGCGCCTGACGGTTGATACTCGCTATTGTTGAGACCAAAGGAATACATGTACACGCCCGGTAGCTGAAGCGGCGCTGTTCCATCTGCAAAGCGGTAGGTCTGTAGGAGAGAGTAGTACTCGACGGGCTTCACCTGGAGACGCTCATTGCCGTCGAACAGAATCACTCCGTCGACCACGATTTCACGAGGAAACACGGAGCTCACCTGATTCTGACCCGACGCATACAAGCTCGTGGGTACATCCGTTGTGTTCACAGTCCACGGGGCACGGTCAGGGTTTGGCCAGTTCGTGTAATTGTCCCACATGTTGGTCGCGATGCTGTCGGACCGCGTCACGACCCACGTGACACGCGACACCAAGTTCTTCATCGGCAGAAGCAGGTCTGTGTTCGGTCCAAACTGACCCTCGGCACCCACGTAACTGATCTCCTTGAACATGTAGCTCTGGTCGGCTGTGGCGAACTGGTTCATCTCCATCTCCGTCAGGTAAAAGAAGTTGCACTCCAGGTAGGGTCCCGGGAAAAAGGTCGACACGCCTGGGTTCGTCGGGGCACCATTCGGCAGCGACGGCGTGAGGAACAGGTTCATGGGAAACAGATCAGGGCGCACACGCTGGCCGTAGGTCGGCGAACTGGGCGTCACATCGATCACCGTGTACAGATACTTCAACGGGCGAAGGGTGACATTGATGTAGACCTCCGTGTTCTGCATGGACACCAATGGGAGAACCGACCCCACACTCTCGCAGAACCAAAAGTGAAGGGGGACAACCAACTGCCGCGACCGAATCGACGGCTCTGGAATCACGCTGCCGGGAAAGATGGTATTCCCCGAAATGTCGCGTGCAGGCGTCGCATAGGAGACTGCGTGAGGATACTGGCCCTGGCGGTCGTAGGCGTGGGACGGGTCGTAGAGCTCAGGAACATTGCCCGTCATCTTGTTCACGGTTGAGCGCTTCGTTCCGGTGAACGTCAAGTAGGAATACAGTTTCATCCACTCGCCCGACAGCCGCTGAATCAGCTGGCCGTTCATGGTGAGTTCGATATTGTCGATGAGATTGTAGCCAATGTTGCGAATCCACTCAAACTCATAGCCAATCGCAGAACACTTGGGATCGTATCCTGTCGGCGGAGTCGTCACGGGCACCAGGGGAGACCAAATATCCGGCAGAGTGATCACCAGATAGGTGTCGTTCAGCAGCTGGGCGTACCGATCGATGCGTGCCGACAGTTTGCGGGACTGATTGAAGTCAAAGTTGAGGTTAGCGCTTCCAAAGTCCACACGAATATGCTCCATGGCAAAATTCGTGTGGCGCTTGTAGGTGTTTCGAAAGTAGGTCATGGACGGATTGCCGTTGACCAACTCGTTCTGGGCTCCCACGCCCACCAGCTGGAGGAGTGCACCAGGCATTTGTAGTTACGGAACATCATTGTTTAATAGAGAACCGCGCCAGGCTGGGTGCAGCACTGCGACGTCATCGTCTTGCCCAGTCCAGAACATGTCTGGTTTCCGCGGCAGGCGGCTGCAACCGTCAGCTGGTAGCGCGTTGCGGCATTCGCCTGGAGACTGATATAGGTGGATGCGGTCTTGTTCTTTCCTGCAGGAGGATCGGCCGCATAGTTCCTCGCGATGGCGCTGCGCTTGACTTGGGTCAGGTAATCTTGGACAGAGTTGATCTGCATCCTATTTATACAGAACCGAGAGAATTACACAATGCGCTTCGTTCTCGTCAGCACACACGTGGATCAGACCACCGGCTACTCCAAGGTGGTCTACAACCTCCTCCGCCAGGTGTCGTCTCTTGCCCCCGCAGTCAAGACATTCCACTTTGGGTTCCAGCGCCATCCTGAACGCAAGAACATCCGCAAGCTTCCCGACAATGTCACGGGCTACGATGCCGCCGCCAATGAAGACCCGAGGGAGGAGGGATTTGGGTTCAACAAGATCGCCGAGTATCTGGAGATGGTCCGCCCGGATGTGGTCATGATCTACAATGACCCGCTCATCATCTGCAAGTTT